TGACTGGCTCGCCGAACTCGGTAATCAGATTCGTGGCCACAGCCAGCAGGCCGCTGTAGTCGAAGCTCATGGCTACCCTCCGCCCAGCCCCAACATGACTCAGTCTTCCCGGGCTACGTCGCTCGCCCTCTTTCCAAGGACCTCGGCCTGTTGTGCCTTAGCATCAACACTCTTGTTGTGCGGGTTCTCGAGAGGGTTGACGTCCGGGCGCTGGTCGAAGGTCGTGACGTTTTTGGCTGTTTCTTTTTCCCTTGCCGCTCTTCGTTCGTCCGATCCTCGATCAAGCCGCGCGCGTTCTTCACCCGCTTCTTGTTCAGCCTGTTTCTGCCGAGCACTGGCGACCTGCTCCTGCTCGCGGGCAACCTTGACTCGCTCTTGGGCCAGCTCGCGTTCGGACTCCGCCTCTTTCGCTTCGCTCTCCGCTTGCGCGGCGAGTCGTCGCTGAACTTCGGCGTCCCGCGCGGCGCGCTCTTCGTCGGCGATCATGTCCTCGATCTCTCGACGTTCTCGATCCTCAGCAGAACGAACGGCCTGTTCGGCCAATCGGCGCTGCTCTTGTGCTTCACGTTGGAGGGCATTCAGCTCCCGGCGCTTGTTGCGCTTCGCTTTGAGCTGCTCGTCCTCGCGCGCTTGAATTCTCACTTCTTCCTGGCGGGCAGCCAGATTGTCACGCGTCGTGACCTTGCGGGGGAGATACTGCTGCGTTGGATCTGCAAGCTCAATCGCTTCGGCATACCAGAGCGCCTTCAGCCGACGTGCCACATTGACATCGTTCTCGACATCCACGGGTTCACCGCGACCGACTCTCTTCATCTTGCCGTCCGCGCCACGGATGTTCATGGCCTTTCGGTAGATGTAGTCGCCGTCCAGGCCAACGAAACGCTGCCGCCAATGTCGCGTACTGGCCACACGCTGTGGTCGCCTAGCCTGAGAATCGTTGCTGTCGTCGCTCACTGTAAATCCTCCATCGCTAGGACCCAGCGTAGCTCAAATCGAACTACGCTGGGCCCGCGCGATAGCGCTGTGCGACCTACTTAGGCCGCGGTGACGTCGTCGAAGAAGTAGCCCAACTCGGAGGCCACAAGCTTCTGATCGTACGCCGAATCAATCTCAATCCGATCGGATTCGAGGTGATCCATTCGGAAGCGCTTCATGCGCATTCCGTTCTGCGAGGCGCCCAGGAAGCCGGTCCACGAGAACGTGTACCCGGCTGAGGGAACCATGAGGCCCGGGGATGGGGCCGCATAGACGAGCAGCGCGTCAACGCCCGTTCCGATGAACGAGTGCGAGTCCGCGAGACCCTTGCCTGCAGTGTTCTGGATCGCTTCCATCACGAGAACCTGATCGATTTCGAACAGAGCTGCGATGGCGTCCCGGAGGACGCGAGCCGGACCGGAGGTCTGACCACGATCGAGACGACCGACGAGATCAGGATGATCCACGAGGATGTCCCAGCATGTGCGGCCCATGACCATCGTGTTCGCTTTGAACCCGGTGTTCTCGAGAACGGTGCGGACGCCCGTGCGGACGTCAGCGATCGGCGTGGAAGCCGCATCATCCCAGTTGAGGCCTGACGTGACGTCCGTATCCCAGACACTGGGTACGAAGTAGTTCGCCGCGAAGTTGACCTCTCGGTTGATGAGAGCTTTGCCCGTGAGGAACTCAGTGGCCTCACGGTCGGGCGAAAGCGGGCTGTCCGAATTCGCTCGTACCTGATCCGCAATGTCCTTGTGCAAAGCACGGACGGGAGCGGAGTAGTTGTCGGTGCTGAGTTTGTAGTTCGCACCAGCAGACTCAGTACCCGGAGCACGAAGCTCCATGTCGTCGCGATTGAACTCGCCCTTCGGATACGTGTAGTACACGTCCGATTGGTGAGAGACAGGAATGTTCGGAAACACCTTGTCCGCAACGAAGTTGTCGGCGTCCTGGAGGAACGCGACCGAGATGTTCGTGAGAGGACCGTCGACGTGTACGTCGGAACGGCTCGGCTCGATGAACGGCATGATTCACTCTCCTTTCAAAGAGGGGCTTAAGTACCAGAGCCCAGCAGCGGCGTGGCGAGAACGCGAACGATCTGGCCAATTGTGCCGGTTTCGAGGGCAACGCCGATTGCCATGTTGTCGACCGCGATGGTGGTCAGAGCAGTAACGCTCGTAACCCCATCGGCAACAGCAACAACAATCTCGTCCTGCGTGACACCACCCGTGCCAACGAGAACCTCAAGGATACCCTCGAGCTTTGCGATCGGGACAGAATCTCCGATCGCCACCGTCTCCGCGCAGACACCTGCGAGGAAATCAGTTGCTCCCGCCTGAACCGCAGCACCACTGGCGATCGTTACGACCTCACCGTTAGTGAGCGCTCCGCCGGCGACGAGCGTAATGGTTTGGACACCATCATGAGAAGCCATCTTGACTCTCCTTCTTTCCGAACCTAGCGGCTAGCCGGCATTCGGTCGATCATCGCGTTGCGATGCTGGTTGTAGAGTTCTTTGCCTTCCGGGCTGGCAAGAACAATCTTGTAAGCCTTGGCAAAATCCTTGACCGGATCGAGGTTCAGCTTGATCGCCTCGGCCTTGGCCAAGTCATCGAGCTTCACTTCGGGGTCCGTCTTCCGGATCTGTGCGCCTTCAGCCGTGGGCGTTGCCGTCGGAGTCTTGGCTCCTTCGGAAGTGCCCAGAGACTTCGTCACATCCTCACTCGCGGAGTTGCCAGCCTTGAGGGCCTTCAACGCAGCTTCGCGGTGCTCGGGGTTCTCGATGCCCTCGACCGACTTCAGAAGTTCGGCGCGCTGCGCAACAGTTCCTGGCAGATTCGCCAGTTCCTTTTCCGCTCGCTTCTCGAATTCGCTGTCGCTCTTCTCGAGCTTGAGGGACGCGATCTCCGCGTCCTTCGAGTCCTTCTCGACAATGGCAGCAACGAGCCGTGCATCGTCAGCCTTGGTGAAGACCGTTCCGTCATTCGCCGTGTAGACGACATTCGGATCTTCGTTCTTCTCGACCTTGGGCTCGTCCTTGGTCTTCTCGACCTCAGGCGTTACCAGAAGCTCTCGCTCATCGGCCGACTTGGCCAGGAACACATCCTGGTCTTCCGCCTTTTCGATCGTGTCGAAGTGAGCACGATGCGAAGCGGAAAGCGCCACAACGGCGGTGAGCCGCTCATTGGCTTTCTTCAGTTCCTCATCCATTTGGATGTCCTCCTGATTAGGGGTTGCAGCGATCTCAGGAAAAGCCTTCTGGATCTTGCCCAGGGTGTCCTCATCCAGATCCTGCTTTGTGATCATGGCCATCACTGCGGTGACCATGTCTTCACGAGCTACCTCGTGCGAATGTCCGGCGTTCATTACAATCTGGATGTTTCCCAGGTCGTCTCTGACTGCGCCGTGTGAATGTTCGTGCTCGCCCGATTCGCCGGCATAACCGACTGATACGTCACCGTCTTCGATATAGAGGCGGAGAACGTGGGCGTGGCCCTCTTCAACCGAGGTGACCATCGAAATGACGTCGCCATTCTTCTCGATCTCGTCTTTGTCTACGTCCTCGTCCTTGTCCACGTTCGCGTGGCGCCGCTTCATGATCACGGCCTGGGCGGGCTGCTGAGCGGGACGGGTGACGCTTGACAGCTCGTCGATGCGGAACTTTTTCATCTTCTGTCTTTTCTTGATGATGCTCCGCATAACTACTCGACCTCTTCATTCTCGATGTACCGGCCACCGATTGAGAACCCTGTGTACTCACCGGTCTTGAACTTCTGCAGGACGTCGGGGCTAGGCTCAACCGCGACCATCCAGCCAGTCCGATCGGTCGTGATGCCGAAGGCCTCAGCAATATCGTCAGTGAGCGGGAACTCGTGAACCACTGTTCCGTCTTTGAAGATGTGCATGTCACCGGCGGTGCGGTCGGTCTTGGCGAACTCTGTCACCGCTTCGAGCATCGCGTCCTCAGGAATGTGGTCGCCTTGGACGTCGTAGTACTCTTCCCCGGCAATCTTGCAGACGATCCCCCAGCCGAAAACGAGCCCTAGCTCCTCGTCGACCTTCGCGATCTTCTCCACCTTCGTGAATTTGCTCAAGAGATGCCTCTCCTTGCGCACGCAATAGCGCGGCAGTCCATACGCAAGAGGATACAGGTTTAGAAGGGTGATGCCATAATGGTTCTGGACACTACACAGTGGCACGAGACCACTTCACGGGCAGGGGCGCTGCTATCTCCCGGCCAGCGGAGCGCGACGCCGGCGCCAGAAGTGAATGCCACGCCCAGCGGGCGGATCTGCCCATCCATGTCCGCGTGCGATTCGCGGGTGTTCACGAACCGCGGGTGCCACGTCTGCTCGACGAGCCCCGCATTGAGCCCGCGGTCCACCGCCTGGGCCCACATCTCCGCCTCGCCGGCGTTCACCGCCGCAAGAGCTTCGGTGCTGGCGATGACCTGCGCTCGATGCGTGAGCAACTTTTGCTCGTAGCGGGCGACCATACGATCAATTTGCTGGCCGGTAAGCGGGGTACCGTTCAGAATCGCACGCCGTACGGTCCCGTCGAACCTCTTGTCACGGAGCGCGCGCGCCAACGCGGCAGACTCGAGATTCGTCAGCAATAGCCGATAGTTAGCGACGGATTGTGCCTGTACCCCAGTGAGCCCGATCGACCCGCGCAAGGACGCGGCGATTTGCTTCGGGGTCAATCCCTGACCGATTCCGGAGCGCAGAGCGATCTGGAGGGCGCTTGACTGCTGGGCCGTCAGTTCCCGTACCAGGCGAGCCTGCGACGCCTGGAGCTGTAAAACCCCGCGGGCGCTCAACGTATCGAACCGGATGAGCGGGGCCCGGGTGATCGATCCGCGCAGAGTTTCCGCCACGGACACGCCGGCGGAGATGTAGGCCGCGGTGATCGCCTCATTGAGTCCGGGTCCGACATCCTCGATCAGCGCGAGTGCTTCGAAGGTCCGGCCTGTATTGACAAGCTCGAGAATCTCTTCCAAGGACCGTAGGCCTTTAGCCTCAGCCACCAGCGCCAGGAACGTTCGGCGGATGTTTGCATCGGCAGCATCGATTAGAGCAAGGGTTCGACTCAGGTCGCCCAGGCCACTCGGGGTGAATTCCGCTGCTGCCATTTAGAAGTCCAATCAGATCGTATCCGTTAGGCCAAGGTCCCTCTCCGTAGGAGCGACCCAGGCGGAACATCTCACAAAGTGCCGTTGCCGGACAGACCGAAGTCCCAGTCGAGGAACACTGATGCCGCGCCGCCAGCGACGGTCGCACCTTGAGCGGTTCCACCGATGTAGCATCTAACGTACTCCTGCACCTCAGTCGGGAAGCGGGTTGCCGCGGTGGCTCCAGAGTTAGTCGCAGAGAAGTACTCCGTCTCAGTTTCCACTTCGAGATCGCCAACCTTCTGGCGATTCAGATTGCGCTTCGTGTTCGAGCCCGTGTTCGTTTCAGTCTGAACCTCAGCATCCGCAAGAATCGCGTTAGCCAGTTCGTATGAGCCGAAGATCACCCTTTCTGGAATCTCGTCGGGATCTGCAACGATCCCGTCACAGGTCGGCACGCCCGTTCTAGGCCACGCCAGGGGCTGTGGCGTAACGACGTCCGTTACGGTCCCGACCCAAAGCTGCTTGTCGAAGATCCTACCGGCTGTCACCAGGGCCTGTCCCCTCGTGGTCGAGTCCGCGGCATCCCACGATGACGTGTTCAGCTGGCCGATGAAGTACGTGGTCGCACTTACAGGCTCACCCGGTGTGTCGGTGGTCTGCTCACCATAGATGTCGAAAGTCTTTCCTCTGATCGCTACTGTGCCCAAGGGTAGTTCCTCACTTGGTTATGTCCTGGCCCCAATCGATGTCACCCTTTGCCAGAGTGAGGATTGCTGAGGAGGGGTCAGTTTCTTGAAAGTCGTAGAAGAGAACGCCCAGCTGGTCTGCTTCGCTCGAGTTGAGATTGAAACTGACCACGTTGCCGGAGATCGAACCCACTACGTTGAAGACCTCGTTGGTGTTGGTGGTCGGATCCGATTCCGTATTCACCGTGAGGACGTAACTGTACCCAGCCAAGTTACGGGCCACATTGTTTTCATCTTCGAGTTCGAATCCGAACGGCTGGGTGTCGCCTCGAGTCAGGCAAATGTTTACGCACTGGGGGGCTCTATCTAGTTTGGTCGACATTAGCTGCTCGCAGTTGAGGGTTTGGCCTGAGTTCGGATCATAGCGGATTTCGCTTAGATCGTGTTGTTCTTGGCATTTTCAGTGATGGTTGCAGTCGCGAGGGGTTCCGCCTTGAGGACGATCACAGTCGCGAGGGGTTCCGCCTTGAGGACGACCAAATTACTGGGTGGGCTCTGTACGATAATCAGCGCCGATGCGTTGGCGATCAGGTCTAGGCGCGTGGTGGCATCCAGCGAGGACGTGGACAACAGCTCGGCCGCGCCGGCTTTGTTGACAAGCCCAAGAGCGTCCAACACGGTCTGAGCCGAAAGCTCAACCACGCCAGCTCGGGCAGCAACCCCGAGCGCATCCAACGTAGTCGTGGCCGAAAGTTCAACCGCGCCAGCTTTCGCAACAAGCCCAAGAGCGTCCAACACGGTTTGCGCCGAAAGCTCGGTTGCCCCGGGGACCGTAGTTGTTCCGGCTGCATCCAGGGTGGTCGTTGCAGCCAGCTCAGTCGCACCTGGGACGGATGTCGTACCGGCAGCATCCAGAGTAGTCGTTGTAGTTAGTTCTGCTTCAGCAGATCCCGCTACTTCTCCGTCCGCATCCAATGCGGTCGTGGCTGTCAGCTCAGTCGCACCAGGCACCGTGGTCGTACCGGCGGCGTCGAGCACAGTCGAAGCAGACAGTTCTGCTTCTCCTGGTGTGCCAGTGGTCCCGTCTGCATCCAGCGTGGTAGCGGCCGATAGCTCCGTCGCTCCT